CACTGCGGCTACACCCGCGAGAAGCGATCCATGGTGGAATCGGTGCCCGGAGAAATGGAGGAGCTGAAAGCAGCGGCCTCTCGGGAAGGCAAGCAAGACTGGTGGTCAATGTGCCAGTACATGGTCAAGTACCACGGCTGGAGCGCAGGCAGAGCGGCCCACACCTACAAAGACAAGTTTGGAGTCTGGCCCAAGGCTTTGGCGGAAACGCCGAAAACCCCGAGCGTAGAGTTCAACAGGGCAGTGAAGGCTGCGCTCATCCGTTACTTGAAGGGAAAAAGGTAATGCACCTGCTTGACTTTTGCCGCCTGCACGGCGTGATCGTAGACCGCGAGCCGCCCATCGGCACATGGAAGCGATACCCCACGCAGGACAAGCCCACCCACCGCAACGGGGCCGTGAAGTACATGGGCACGCACGCCTTCATCCAAAATCATGCGACCATGACAGAGATTGAAGTTTGGCACGCCGAAGGCGACTCTGCGATGGACCCGAACAAGGCGCGCAAATTGGTGGAGGCTGCTCACCGCGACATCCGCGACAAACAGGAGAAGGCGGCTCAAAAGGCTGGCTTCATCCTCCACCAGTGCCAGATCGGCTACCACCCCTACCTCAAGAGCAAGGGTTTCGAGGAGGAGCAGGGCAACGTCTGGAAGCACGAGAATGAGCTGCTGCTGGTCATCCCCATGCGGGTTGGCCATCGGCTGGTCGGCTGCCAGATCATCAATGAAGAGGGTGGCAAGAAGTTTCTCTTCGGCCAGCGCACGAGCGAGGCGGCGTTCACCTTCGACAATCACGGGCCTCATATCCTGTGCGAGGGGTACGCCACGGCACTCTCGGTCAAGGCCGCCATGAAAGCATTGAAGCGGCGCTACACCCTGCACGTTTGCTTTTCGGCGGGCAACATGAAGAAGGTGGCGGCCACTTTGCCGGGTGGGTTTGTTATTGCAGACCACGACCTCTCGCGCACCGGTCAGAACACTGCGGAGGCCATCGGCTGGCCGTACTTTATGAGCGAAGCGGTCGGCGACTTTAATGACCTGCACCAATCAATTGGCCTGTTCAAATGCTCACAGGCACTCGACAAGATATTTCGCAAGGAGAAGGCATGACAATGAAGAAAACCGTAGCTGTACTCGCTGAGCTATTCAAAGGCCCATCTACCCGGCTCGATCTGGCCCAGAAGACAGACTCAAACCCCAAGGCTGTTGGGCGCATGCTCAACGAGATGAAGGCCCACAAAATGATTTACGTCATCGGCTACACGGTCGAGAGTGACGGGCGAAACAGGCTTAAGCTGTATTCACTGGGGGATGGGGAGGATGCGCCACCTGTGCGCGTGAGAACGCAAGAGGAGAGAAGCCGCAAAAGCTACTTCAAAAAGAAGGAGGGCAACTACACCCCAAAAACCACGTTTGCTGGTGGCGTGGCGCCGTGGCGGTGATCACTGGTAGTTGTCGCAGTGTGTCAGGGGTTGGACGGCTAGTCGTTCGGGGTGGGCTTGGGCTGCCAGCTCCAACTTCTGCATGATTTCAAACCCAATGTCCAACACATTGGGGCCGTGGCCCACCCATTCCGCAAGGGCAGACACACGGCCATCCGGTCCCTCAATCAAATGGATGCTGAACAGTGATGGGTTCGTGGATGTTGATGACACGGGTTTCCTTTAGGTCTCGATCATCATAGTCCAAAGCCTTGACAGTTATTTTTTGCAGGGCATCCATGCGGCTATCTGCCTCAAGATCAAGCTGAAAGCGCACGGTTCTGTCGATGGTCAAACGGTAGGTGGGCATGGTCACTCCAAGTAAAGGTAAACAGCCAAGAAGATGGCCAACAGTAAAAAGATCACGCGCTCGGCTTTGTCGCTGATCAGCTCGACGTTTTTGTGTTTCATGCTTGCTTCCTTTCAATAAGTATTTCCGCAGCCACTCTGCAAGACGCAATGGTCTGCTCGGCGGTGTCTTTTTCAAGGGCATGAATCAGCCTTGTGGCGTCCATCATGGCTTGGTGTGTAGTTGCCTTCGCGCCTGCGATGTGCGCAAGCGTAAGGGGGTGGTTTAAATTTGGCAGCATCTCCGAAAGCTCCTATGGGTTGAAAAATTTGGCAGCATCTCCGCAAGTCACCACGGCGCGGGCGGCGCGTTCTGGCGGGTCTGCTGCTGCTGGCGCTGGTAGTCGCGCACCTGCTCGGGTGTCCATGGTGTTGGCCCTTCCGGTGGTGGGAAGGGCCATATAAGGGTAAACCCTTTCATGCGGTGCGGGCCTCTTGCCTGCCCCGTTCGATTAGGTGGCGGGCTTCGGTCTGGTCGTGGGGCTTTTCGGCTTCCAGTAGCGTGCGGATTATCTGGCTGGCTGCTGCCACTTGTCCGGGCGTGCGGGCTCGCTCGTATCGGTGGCCGGCGGTGATATAAGCGGCTTCGGTGTTGGTCATGCTTTGACCTTTTCGGGGTGCATCAGCAAGCCCTTCAAATAGGGGATGCTTCGGCCTGTCATGTCTGACAGTTCGCGAAGGGTCAGATTTAAATGGCTGTCGTAATAATCCATTATTTCGCCCGGTGTGCTGGCGTGGGTTGGCTGTTGGTCTTCCATGGTGCTGGCTCCTGTAGTCGGGACAATTCCCGCTCCTGCCCCCTGTCACGGGGCAGGCGCTGGCGCTGTCAAGCTGTGGCGATGGGGATTACCCGGCGGGCGGTGCGGTCGGCTTGCTTTGCTTTGCTGCCGTGGGCGCGAAACCCGATAATCTGTTTTCTGTCTGCCCGTTGGCATAAAGCGCAAAGGGCGCACGTCATATATTCGGTCGTTTGAGCTGGGCAAACCAACACCGAACGCCCTTCTGGTGTGCTGCTGTGCTTTGGGGTGTCCATGGGGACAATTACGGCCACTGGCAAGCCATGGGCGGCGAGTCGGTCGGCGTGGCCTACATCGTCGGCGCTCAGGTTGACCGTAAATCCCCATTGTGTGGCGGCTCTGGCCCATTTGATAGCGTCCGGGCTGTGCTTGTGGGTGTATGTGAAACCCTTCCGGCCTCTGTTGGCTTTGACTATCTGGCCCAGTGCGTAGGCGTCGATTGTTTCCCCGTCTCCGGGAAGGTCTCCGGCCACATTGTGGCGCCATAACTGGCCCTTTGGGAGTCGGTTAATTGCTGCGAGTAGTCCGTCCAAGTCGGTGCCCCTGCTGGGCACCTTGTCCCAGTTTAGGCGCGTGTGGTAATCCTCGGCATAACATGCGGCGCGGTACTGTGAGCAGCTCGGGGGGCATGATGCCCGCTCTGTGTAGGTCTGTGGGATTGGCCCTGTCTTCCTGTTGGTGCTGGCCTGAATAAAATGGTATTTCATGCTGTGGGCTCCTGTGTGTCGTGTGAATATTGCAGCTCGTCCGCTGCCTTTTGGCGCTGCCATTGGGTAGCGTTCGGGTCTTTGAGAGTCCGAAGGGCGAAGGCTATTGCTTCGTCCAGTGGCATGGGCTGGGGGTCGCCTTCGCTGTCCGGGTGCGGTGTTGCTGGGTTCATGGTGAAGTGCTGGCGGTTCATGCTGTGGCCTCGTATCGTTTGTAATTCCTGATTGGGCTGTCGTCGGCCTGCGCGTCAATGATGTGAGCATCGGTTGCGCTGGCATTGGACAGCTCACGCAGTTGCAGCATGATCGCAGCGCGCGCATCTTCGCTGCTGGTGATGGTCCGGACTTCCTTACGCTCAGTGAATGCGGCCACTTCCGTGACGGTCCCCAGCACCTTAGCCGCAGCAGTGATCTGCCCGGGTTTAGACTCAGGGTCTATGATGACCTTCACCAGAGACTGGATGACCAGTTCGCGCAGGGCAGCGGGATTACGATGTTTCGCTCCCTCTATTGCCAGACTGTAGGCTTCGATCTCAGCGGCGATATCTGGGCGAGCCTTCAGCCGTGACGCTTCGTTGGCCTGCGTGAGCTTCTTCCCCCGGGTGTTGTATGCCTTCCTGTAGGCAGCGGCCCCGGTCGAGCCCTTCGCCACTTCCATGGCAAACGTCTTTTGGGCACTGGTCAACTCACGGGCTGCACCCTTCCCCAGTATGTGGGAAACGGGCACTGTGTCCAGCCCTTCCAGTATCTGGGCTCTTGTCAGCTTGGTGGGGTTTGGTGTCTTACTCATGGGTGCGATGATAGGGGAACAGCACCAGAGCCGCAACGCTTCGCTTTAAACAGCCCCGAGCCTACCTTTCCCCCGGTCAACGCACCGACCCCCGATTTCAACGATAAGAACACTATTGTTCGCAGGGTTTACCCTATTAGGGAAATGGAGGGGTCAATAGAATCAACGACTTACGAGAGTTGGCACGATTCTATTATGCTTATATAGTGTAGGCACCTAACAGTTAGGTCACCTACCAACCTAACAGACAGGAGCGCAAACCATGGCACGCAAAGCAGACACACACCACTTCACCAACACAGCACTTCATCGCGCCTACGACCATATGCGCCACCTTATGCGCAATGACTGGGAGTTTCCGGACGCTTGTTTCAAAGCAGCCAGCACCGAAGGTGTCCCATATGAAACGCTGGCCGACTTCTACGATGAGATGAACGCAGACGCTTAACCCACCACAGGAGCCCACATCATGAATCAATACACCTACATTCTCACCAGCCCCACCGGGCAGCACGACGAAGCCCGATGCACCGCACCAAATGAACTGGTCGCCCGCTGGCACATCGCCAACACCTACACCGGCCACGAAGTGAGCAGAGACCCAAAGCACGTCACAGAGCCGCACCGCTTCGCTGGGGAGATCGACGCCAGCGAACACGGCCACGCCGACATTGTGTCGGACTACTACCGCAGGGCAGCCCGGGCCATGCGCTCAGGGGGCAGCTTCGCCGCTTCAATCGGTGAAGCCTACCTAGTCGCCGACAGCAACAACAGCCAGCGCCTAATCGCAGCATTTCCCGAACTGTTCACCCGCTTTGCAGATTAACCACAGGAGCCCACAGCATGAAAACCGTATACACCCAGCAGGGATACACCGACCGCGCCGACTACCTTGAAGCCTTGTGTGAGGAATACCCCCGCGAGATTGTCCACACACTCGCCGACTTACTGGGCCCGGACGAAGATTTCGACGGTCTGGTTTCCGGCCTTGAAGACTTCGCCGAAGGATATTGACCAACCCCGCCCGCCTAACCAGCAGGCACCAACAGGAGCCACCATCATGATAAACAGCACCGACTACACGGGTAAAGCCTGCACCCTCACCCACAACGGCCAGCCAGTGAGCGCCGGGGAAATACTGGAGGATTTCCGGGGGGACCAGTACCGGGTAACCGGGGGCCAAGCCCCACACAAGCCCAGCAGCAGCGGAAAGATTTACACGGACGGGGGGAACTACTACCCCACCGTTTTCGGATGCCAATGGACACCCAGCAACTAAACCACAAGGAGCCCGCACCATGAAAACCGAACCAATCAAACTTCACAGCCACAGCGCAGCACTCGCAGCACCCAAGCCCATGCGATGGAACGACAGCGGAGAGCCAGCACAGCCCGCAGCAGTCACCGCAGCCGAAGCACTCGCCGCCAAGGTTGACGAGCTGGGCCAGCTTCACGCAACCATAGCCGACATGAAACGCAAAGCCGACAAAATCCGCACCGAGCTGGAAGACGCCGGACTCGCAGACATAGAAGGCCAAGCCTACCGGGTGAATTTCGCCCAATGCGCCGGTAAGACCCTCACCGACTGGAAAACCATAGCCGCCAAACTCAAGCCGAGCCCCCA